AGGCGAAGCTGACGTGGTTTGAAGAGATTTTCGAAGAGTATTATTCTTCTATGGTAGAATGCTTATAACCATAAGTAAAGTAAATAAGACTTCCTATCAACAAAGCAACTAGGAAAGCAACCCAGGTTTCCACATTATACTGCAACATGAAGGACAAACAAATGATGATTGATAAAATTGGTAATAAGGGTACCAATGGTGTTTTAAATTCTCCAGCTTTGGGCATCCCCTTTTCTCTCCGTAAGCGAATCAAGCCGTAAGCAAGCATAATCAAGTAGGCCAAGGTACAAATGTTTAAGAAGGCTGCAATACTAGCTAATGGAAATATTCCTGCTGCTACTGCTGAAGCTAGACCTGTCAAGATAGTAGCATTCTTTGGTACCTTGCTAGTCTTCGTTAGTTCTTTAAAGGCGACAGGCATCAATCCGTCACGCGCTAAACTGTAAATCATACGCGATAGGGCATAAGTCATTGAGATACAAACCGTAATCAAGGTCAAGATAGCCACCAATGACACATAGTTGGCTGCCCAACTAATCCCAACACTACGAAGGGCAAAGGCAACGGCATCGTCGACATTTAGATGACTATAGTGAACCACACCAGTCAAGACGAGCGTCACCAAGGCATAGAGAATAGTTACGATAGAAAGCGATAAGACAATCCCTCTAGGAATATTTTTTTGAGGAGTCTTGACCTCATCTACGGCCATAGAGATGGATTCAAATCCCAAAAAACCGAAGAACATCAAGGACGCACCAGCCATAATACCAGTACTAGCACCATAGATTTGTCCAAAACCGTAAGGAGCAAAATTGCTCCAATTATCAAGTTTAATATTCCAAATTCCTACTAAAACAAAGAGCGCTAAAGCCGAGAATTTCAGAATAACCAAAATAGAATTAAAGCGTAAAGCTGCTTTAGCATTGAGTAAAACAAGGGATGTCACCAAGACCAAGACAAGAATAGGCAATAAATCAACAAATGTCCCTGCTTGAGGATTAAAGGTACCATTTAAAGCCTGAGGAAGGGCTATCCCGTATTGAGAAAGCAAGCCTTTAAAATAAGCTGCCCAACCCGAAGCCACGCCTGATATGGCTGTCATGAACTCCATCATTGTTAACCAGCCAGCCAACCAAGCTGGAAATTCTCCTAAAATAGCATAGAGATAACTGTAGGCACCACCTGTAGCAGGTACTCGCGAGGCAAATTCTGCAAAAAAGAGAGCTGATAATCCCACACATAAAGCAGAAATAACAATTGAAATCACTAGCGCTGGACCAGCAAGTGTTGCGGCTGCAGTGCCTGTAATTGTAAAGACGCCTGTCCCTACCATGGCTCCAATTCCCAGCAAAATCAAATCCCATAACTTCAAATGCCTGTGCATCTCCGTTTTATCCAAACTAACATTCTTTGTTCTAAATATATTCATCTTTGACTCCAAAATAAAATGATGATTCTATTTTACCATAAATATAGGAGATTTGTGAATATTTATAAAACAATTTTCTAAAAAAATCTGACTACTCTCTTGTAATCAGATTCTCTTTATCTCTAGTTCATTTCTTTAAAGGCTGCTTCTGCATCCGCGTTGCTGATAACACCAAATTGAATCTTTCCAATCTTTCCTTGACTATCAATCAGGTATTCTGTAGGAATGCTTCGAATTTGATAAGCTTGGAAGGTTGTTGCTTTAGTATCATAAAGAACTGGGATATCTTTATATCCTTGGTCTTGGAACCATTGTGGGAATTGCTCGACAGTTTTTTCACCTTGAATTCCTGGTGCAATGACACTAAGAATTTCAAAATCGCGATCTGATTTCGCAGCTAATTCCATCAACTCTGGCATACTTTTCTTACATGGGCCACACCATGAAGCCCAAAACTTCAAGTAAACTTTTTTACCCTTATAATCAGATAACTTAACTTCTTTACCATCCATAGATTGCAAGGTAAAGTCTGGTGCCTCTTTTCCAACAGCAATTTGTTGTACAGTCGTTTGTTGCTGTTGTTTTGGCTGTTGTGGAGCTTGAGTCTTTTTAGTTTCTTCCTCACCACAGGCCATCAATACGACTAATGACAATAGGCTTAAGCCAGCAAACATTACTTTTTTCATCTTTTCTCCTTTATTCAAAAATTCCAGCTAGAACATTTACTTGTCCTAATAGTAATAAAATTCCCATTAAAATAATAAGGAAACCACCAATTTTCTTTAGTAGCATCATATGACGTTTGATTTTACTAAAATAAGGCATCACGACCCCTGAAGCTAGTGCCAAAACCAAGAAGGGAATGGCCATACCCAGAGTGTAAATAAGAGTATAGATAGCTCCTTGCCAAGCACCATTGCCTCCAGAAGCTGCAAGCGCTAAAACAGAACTTAAAATTGGACCAATACAAGGTGTCCAACCAAAGCTAAAGGTAATACCAAGTAAAAATGCTGACCAATAACGATTGGCTTCTGATTTCTTAAAAGTAAAGCTTTTTTGAACCTCTAATTTCTTAAAATGGAAAATTTCCATCTGATGAAGTCCCAAAATGATAATAATCGTTCCCATGACATATCGAAACCAATTGGCATAGAGGATATTACCAAAGTAACCTGCACCAAAGCCTAGAATAAAGAAAATGAGAGAAATACCTGCAATAAAGCAAAGTGTTCGAATCAAACCTGACCAGAGAACCTTTCTCCCAAACAAGGAAAAACTTTTTGCACTTTCCTGATCATCCAATAAGATTCCAGTATAGACTGGTAACAGGGGGAAAATACAAGGGGAAAAGAAGGACAATATCCCTGCAAAAAAAACCGAGATTGAAAAGACTATCGTTTCCAATAAAGAACCAACTTTCTTAAGAATTTAAACCTATTGTACTATAAGTGCCCAACGTTTTCAAATACTTGCTATCGCTTGTCAATAGTTCATTTTTTACTTATTTTTCGTTAAAATCATTCTCATTAATTACTGTCGTTTTTTTAAACCGTATTCATCTTCGTATTCATTTTTATAATCATATTTGCCCGTATAGTTGAGAAGGTTGCAATTTATTTCTAATAGTTTACAAAAGGATCAGTGACTAATTTCACTGTTTTTATTTTTGACAAAACCACTACTCCCCCAAGCAGATGATTTTACGCATTTGAGATGCGTTTATTTGATTTACATTTCTTGGATTTTAAATCCATTTTTAAGCAAACAAAAAAACCGCAAGCCGTGGCCTGCGGTGAAAGAACAATTTAGAAAGTTTCCTTTCTATTTATTTAACTGTAATCAAGCCTTCAGGCTCTACTGTGAACTCTGGTTTATCTGCCATTGTTCCGTCTGGTTTGATGTAGTACCAGCCTTGACCTGCTCTGACGAATTCATTAGATACCATGTTTCCGCCCTTGCTGTCGAGATAGTACCATGTATCCTTGTACTTGACCCATCCTGTCTTCATGGCACCTTCTACGTCAAAGTAGTACCACTTGTCAGCAATCTTCTTCCAACCAACAGCCATTTCTCCTGATTGGTCAAACCAGTACCAGTTACCATCTGAGTACTTCTTCCAACGGTCTGCAAGCATGTATCCTGAGCCATCAAAGTAGTACCAAGTTCCGTTGATCTTCTCAAACTTATCTTTTGGATAAGAGCCGTCTGAGTGTACATACCAATAGCCTGTATCATTCTTCTGCCAGCCTGTTTCAGAGCCTAACCCGTTCTCAATGTCTCGCTTAAACTGTTCACGGCTAACACCCCATTTCGCAAGATAAGGATACGGGTCAACATGGTCGCTACTGTTATCTGGCTGGTTATTGGTACAGTATTCATGCGTTTTGATACCTGCCAAGTCGTCTGTATCAAGAGTTTTCGGCAAACCTGCTTCATCTGCTAGATTTCGTAGCAATTCGATATAAAGGCGATAGTCTGTCATGAACTCTTCTTTAGTTGAATGGCTTTCAATCAATTCAACTGCCGCATAGGTCTCAGCATTCCAACCGCCACCAACGTCCCACATTCCCTTGTTTACAGGACCTACCTGCATAACACGGCCATTTCCAACGACATGAGAAAAGAACCCAAGTCCAGGGTCCTTTCTATAGTGGTAGTCCGCCTCATTCTGAGCGGTTGAGTTACGGTTTCCTGTTGAGTGGGCATGTACTTGACGGAAAGGCTCAAATCCAACAATCGGCAAGTCTGTGCGTAGTCTGCTTGTATCGATATCCATTACTCTTCCCCTTTCCAAGCGTCGTTCATCTGCTTCACAGCTGACTCTACAAAGGTGTCTAAGTCCTTGTCAGTCATGCTGATATTGTATTTTGTCAGCTCTGCACGAATTTTAGCGCGAGCCTGTGCAAGTTTTTCATCTCCTTTATAGCCTGTTTCAGCTGCGACCTGCTCCACGGCATGTACTGCGTTTTTGGCTAGGATTTCAGCGATTTTTACCGCTTTTTCTCCACCTTTTCGCAAAAGATAGTCTTTTACTGCTTTTACGATACTGCCTGTGGCTACTGCTAAAAATCCTGTAGCAAAAGCAATAATGAATTCATTAAATTGTGTCATATATTTTTCCTTTCTAGCGCCTTACTGCGCCTAAACTTTCAACGGTTTTAGCGTCCCAAATGCCTAATTCATACATGATTCGAATAACATTTGCCTCACGTTCCCAAGCCCACCCAGATCTAATGCTTTTATCTACAAAACGAGCGTTTGACCAGTTGTAATCATCTTTGTTTTTTACAGGATTTAAAACTGTTATCTCATTAGCCCAATAAGTCGCTCCAGCCTTTTTCCAAGAATCGACCGTCGCTATCCCCATAGATGTTTTAATTATAGATTGAGGGAAATCAAACGAGCCACTTGGATTATTGTTAAAGTCTTGAGAACGTCCCCAGCCAATTTGATTATCTCCGATCGAACTGAGACCCGCTCCGTTATCAAACCAAATAGATTTTCGGTTATTTATAACCTCAATACAATATCCCATCGGCGCCCGTCTTTGTGCAGGTTTAATAAGAGCCATTTGTTCTTGCAAAGTCTGATTTTGCTTTACTAAAGATTCCACTTGATGCTTCAAGATTTGATATTCTGTACTTCCAGTAATACAATCTTTCGAGTTAAATTCCTCTTTCGTGAATTGTTGTTCTTTAAACGTCTCAAACTTGCGCTCAAGCCCCCTCAAGCTCTCTTGAGTTTCGACTACTTGGGTTTGCGCATCCTCAGGCGCTAGACTCCAGTCTGTCGCAACATTGCCTTTTTCAAGTTTAATCCTACGAACGGAATAGTTATTATTTCCAGCGTAATCATACAAGGCCATTTCTCCTCTTGAATAACGGGGGTCATCGTTTGGGAAGATAACTGGACCTGCGAATGTGAACCGTTGCCAGTCCTTGCTTGGAGTGATATCTGCACTAGCTTTAAGACCGAACCTGTTGCTTTGGTAATGATAAAAATGAAGAGGACGAATCTCGCCCCCTTCGTTAATTTTTAGATCAAATGATAAAGTCCAAGTCTCCCCGACATTTTCTTGGGTAAGGTATGGATGTAGAGGGAACGAGAAGAAGCGTGTACTTGTTCGAATCTTCTCGGAATCTCGATAATAGTTTCTACCACCGACCTGCACTTTCGCAAGTGTTTTCGCAAGGCCATCAATATCTTGTTTTACCTCTGATTTTGTCGCAAGACTGTCCATTTGAGTAGCGATGCGGTTAAGGGACTCTGTAGTAGCCGAGATCTTTTCTTGAGAGTTGGCAGTTTGCATCTTGAGATCCTTGATATCGGTACCAATAGCTGTTGCTAAATTTTCAAGGTTATTCATGGCAATCACGCTTTCGCTGCGTTATAGGTTGCGACTAAGTCGAGGTTTGCAAATTCATCAATACGACGACCGAGGTCAGCCAGTTTTTGAACCACTGCGCCTTCAGTATCGCCACTCATGCTAGCGATTTTTTCAGCGATTTCTTTAAGTGTGTCAAGGTTTTCAGGGACACCCTCGCCCAAAATATCGTTCTTAACTGCGGATTTAGCCTGCTCGATAGCCTGCATTAAAGTAGCGTTGTCAATCTTTGTATTGATTAACTGCATCATTGCCTTGTTATCCGCTCCCAATGCGGAAGCGAATGCAATTAATTTACTTGTATCCATTATTTCATACCTTTCCTAAGTTGTAGTACATGAGTAAATCAGGGATTTCCTGACCTGCTCCAACTTCACTAAGCTGTTTTTTCACTTCTTCTGCGATATCCAGCTCTTTTACAGCATGGACTTCTTCTGTGACCAATTCCTTATCTGAAGCCACTATCTTGATGTGGGTTTCTTTGTCACTTGGGAAAATATACCCACTAGCGCTAATCTCTAAGCGGTATTTCCCAATTGGCAAGATAGCATCCAGATTAAAATTCACGCTTGAGTTCGTGACAGTTACCTTCTTCTTCCACTGGTACTTGCCCATAGTCAGACTAACGACCGCCACCTCCCCCTCAAGAGAAGGGATGGCTCGATAATCTTCGTCTAAAAGGACAAATCCAAAGGTAGAAGCTACATCACCCTGTTTGATGAGGTAACCACCATCAACTTGTGCGAGATTGGTCGTATTGAGATTACAGACCATTCTGCGCTCCTTTCTCATCTTCAATTAAGATGTCGTCTCTAATCTGCAACGCCTCAAAATTGTTGTACAAGTGGTCAATGTAGCCATTGCCACCAAGAGCTTTGTAGCTATTGTGCATGTTCTCAACTACATAGAACTCATCCTTAGTAGTGAATCCACGTCGGATAGCTCTACGAATATCACGATCAAGGCGCATCCTCATCGTAACAAGGTGCGCATCGTCGTGTAGTTTTAGCTTTGCTTGTACTTCGTCAATTTTGGCATTATTTTCGTCAGCAGTAATCTGGACATCTTTGATTTGTTTCTTGACATCATTCAATTCTGAAATGATTTGGTCTGTCTGTTCCTTGGTCTTCTTCGGCATTTTATAGCCCAACCAAGCAACAACGATTGGTGTGGCAACTGGTAGCACGTTCATGAAGAAATGCTCTGTTGATTGTAAGACGTCCATAGGCACCTCTATTCTTTAGGTTCGTACTTCCATGCTGCGCCCGTTCCGTCCATTTCAAGACGACCATTTCGGGCAAAGTCGCTGACTGGTTCGCCATTATAAGTAAATTCCTTGTTCAACTGAACCAAGATACGCTTACCTTCTCCGTCTACCTCAACATGCGCAGGATCTTCAAGAGTAATCAAGTCATGTGCCAGGTAATGCTTGCCAATTTCGGCTAGTGGAATCAACTCTACCAATTCCTTGTAGTTGGTTCCATAAGCGATTGTCTTGCCTGCTACGGCATTTAAAACGACCGCATGGATGATTTTACCATAGCGGTCTGTTTCTTCTTGGTTATGCTTAACTGCTTGGTCTGTAGCCGTTTGTTTAGCCTTTGTCGCAGCCAATTCCTGTTCTGCTTCTTGCAATTTTGCTTGTGCTTGCACGATGGCGCTTGTTGGGTCAAGCTCTGTGCGGATATGATCCAGCACTGCTTGAACCAAAGTCGCTTCATTGTCCTGCGTATGGTCGCCCGGCAACTCGCATTGCTCATAGCTATAGCGTCCGTTGTTTTCCATCTTGATCGCGACAACTGTCACATTTTCTGTACCTTTAAGATATGGTTTAATTGCTACTTCGTAATTCATTAGTTAATTCCTTTCATTTTAGCTTGTGTTCCTTCAAATAGCTCTTTTAGAGCTGGGTCATATTCTAGGACCTTTTTCATTGTGTGTAATTCGCTTGCTGCATACAAATAAAGAGCCTTATTCTTAGCTGATGCTTGCTCACTGACTGCCAGCTTTTCAGTCAGCGAATCAAGTGTTAACTGATGCACTACTGCGTCCATGTTGTTATTCATGCTATTGTTTTCTCCATTTTTTCTATTTTTTGGTTTAATTCTTGGATGGCCTTGATTAAGTAAGGCACCAATTCAAATGTGCGATATGAGTATGCACCATCAGGGTTTTCAAAAAATGCTTCAGGGGCATATTTCTGGACATCTTGAGCCATGATACCGCAAGCGATATCTTCTATTTTTCCATCGTATTCTTTGCGATAGCTGTATGTTTTTAAATTATTGATAGCATCTAGACCAGAAACTTGACTATCTTGAATATTGGATTTATAACGACGGTCTGAGATTCTTTTATTCATCTCAATCCAGTCTCTACCACTATTACCTTGCCTATCCAAATATAGCCACTCACCGCCTTGTGAATTATCTTTCCATAATTTGTTGTATATAGGTGAGTAAAGCCACTCGCCGCCACTATAGGTAATACGACCAGACACCCTCAAACTACCATTTATCACTGCTCCATTTGAAAACGACGGTTGACTATAAAAATTCACTGTTGATCTATTCGAAAAGTCGACCTTCCCGTGAAAATCCGCTCCGTTTCGGCAATACATATTTCCTGATGTTGTTACATACCAGGCATTGGGACCAGGATAGTTCCAACTGTACCCCCAATTCGCCCAAAATGCAGTATTTTCGCCATTGTAGCTTCCTCCTTCACCATTCCCCATGCCAACTGAGAATTGGTTGATACCAGAAATCCAGCGACCTCTTCCTTGGTCAAAACGCCCAATAGTGAATCCACCAATCCTTCCTTGATAGGCTTCCAGGAATGTTGATCTAGAAACGACTGACTCGACTTTGGTCGCAAAAATTTGTTTAGAAGTTAGTTGGTCAATAAATGCTTCATTTGTAATCATTTTCCTAATAAACGCATTATCAAATCTCACTTTATCAGCCGTGACCGCTTCAGCGTCTAATATCTTAGTCGTGACGGAACCAGATTCAAAATTTGCCGTTTTCAGCTTATCAACCATAGCAGACTTAATAACTGCGTTGTCAATCAAGGTTTCTCCAGTGATATGGGTCAGTTTACCAGTGATACGGTTGTGCCCGGTAGCACCTAGATTGATTCCAGAAATGATATCTCCAGCTGAATTGATGTTCTGAACGGACCATGAGTCAGCAAGTTGTCTTTGAACAGTTTTCAGACCTTCATTTTTTGCCACCTCAACCTGAAATAGCTGATTGGTCATGGCCATGCGAGCAACCTTATCCGCAATCCCGTTTTCAGTATTGCCTAAAATCCGCTCATAAAGCTGACTGGTTTCTTTGACACGCTGGAAGTCAGTAGTCTCTACTTTTTGTGCTAGTTGATTGGTCACATTCGCAAATTGGCTGTCAGCATTATCCTTGTTTGTAGCGACCTGAGTCTTTAAATTTGAAATCTGATTATCTGTGCCTTGTTTGTTACTGTTTATCCGATTTGAAAGATTTGAAATCTGAGTAGTGGTTCCTTGCTCACTGCTTGTAAGTCTATTTGATAGACCACTGATTTGACCGCCCACATCTTGCTTATAAGTAGTTATCTGACTTGAAATATCCGTGAACTTACCATCTACCGATTGACGATAGCTTGCGATTTGACTAGCGATTTCTTTATTCGCACTAGTTTTAACAGCTTCAATCTTCTGATTGATACCCTTCACATCTTCTTGATAAGTCGTTTTGCCTACATAGTCCTTCGCAACAAGCTCACGTACAGCCGTCGCTTGTTTTGCGCTTTCTTCACGAGTGTAACGCTGTAAAGCTTCCTGTCGCTGACCGTCTTTATTGACATATTCCTGAATAGCTGATAAGTCAGTCCGCAAACCCTGAGCTGTTCGCTCAAAGGTAGCCTTAGCTTCAGTGATAAGGCCCTCAGTATCTTCGAGAGCTGGGCTCCAGTCAGTAGCTAAAGTGCCTTTTTCAAGTTTAATCCTACGCACAGAATAGTTATTATTTCCACCGTAGTCATACAAGGCCATTTCTCCCCTTGAATAACGAGGATCATCGTTTGGGAAGATAACTGGACCCGTGAACGTGAACCGTTGCCAGTCCTTGCTTGGAGTGATGTCAGCACTAGCTTTCAGACCGAAGCGGTTATTTTGATAGTGATAAAAATGTAGAGGACGGATCTCACCACCATCGTTGATTTTTAAATCAAACGATAAAGTCCATGTTTCACCGACATTTTCTTCTCTAAGGTATAGATGCAAAGGAAACGAAAAGAAACGGGTACTTGTTCGAATCTTCTCAGAGTCTCGATAATAGTTTCGTCCACCAACTCGCAAGTTTGAAAATTCTTCACGCAATTTCCCAGCTTCAGCCACGACCAGAGTCTTATCTGCCTTATCCTTGGTTGCGTTCAGGATTTCCTGACGGATAGAACCAGCCCGCACCTCAAATTCAGCCTGACTCAATTTCTGATCCAGCTTGTTCTGCATGTTTGTCTCAAGACTCTTCACAGACTGCCTGATATTCTCAGCAGTCACGTTGAGTGCACTGATATCCGCCTTGGTTCTGAGACCTTCAGTCAGACTTCTCACGCTAGCATCGAGCGAGTCAGCGCGCTGTCTGAAGTTGGATTCAACTGTTGAAATCTGTCCTTCTATATCTTCAATTGCCGGACTCCAGTCAGTAGCTAGAGTGCCTTTCTCAAGTTTAATTCTACGAACGGAATAGTTATTATTTCCACCGTAGTCATACAAGGCCATTTCTCCCCTTGAATAACGAGGATCGTCGTTTGGGAAGATAACTGGACCTGTGAACGTGAACCGTTGCCAGTCCTTGCTTGGAGTGATGTCAGCACTAGCTTTCAGACCGAAGCGGTTCGTTTGATAATGATAAAAATGTAGAGGACGAATCTCGCCCCCTTCATTGATTTTTAAATCAAACGATAAAGTCCATGTTTCACCTACATTTTCTTGAGTCAGGTATGGATGTAGAGGGAATGGGAAGAAGCGTGTACTTGTTCGAATCTTCTCAGAATCTCGATAATAGTTTCTACCACCGACCCTCACACTCGCTATCTTACTAGCCAGCTCCTCGGCTGTCTGCGTGAGTTCTGACTTGCTGACCTTACCATTGGCTAAATTGGTCAGTTCTGACAGTCTGCGAGTCGTTGTCTCTTCATACGTTGCTTGTGCTGACTTCACACCAGCCAGTTCATTCCTGGTCTTGTTAAGTGCTTCAACTTGCTTGGCAATCTCAGCTTCAGCCTGTGCTTGCTTCGGTCGAATATCGTTTGCGATAGTCCGTTTCAGAACGTCCAAGTCACCCGACAGAGCCGTCTGAGCGCTCGTAGTCTGTGACTTAAACGCTTCAAGTCTAGCAACAGAGTCCAGACCAATCTGCTTCGCTTCCTGAGCAAGCAAACTACTTGCACCAGCTTTTTTCAAGGCTTCCTCAGCCTTGCGCTTGGCTTCTTTCAATGGCCCATTGTCAAAGCTGTCGAAACGCTGATTGATAGTGTCAGACAGTTCTTGCTTGACTTCTTCCGCCTTAGCCTTGTACTGCTCGATGGCGTCCGTGATAGCTTTCTCACGCTTGGCAAATTCAGCATCAAAAGCACGATCAGCGTTGGCGATCGCACGTTCCAGCATGATGTCAAATTTTGTTTCTTGCTTGTCCAAGATTGCGTTTGCTACTGCTGATAATCCGCCACCATTACCTCCTGATTTCACTTTGTCATCAAAGGTAATGGTTAGATAGGCTCCCTGTCCATTGTTTGCTAAACAGTCATACTCATAGGCAATGGCTTTCTTATAAACGTCCACATTGTGCTTATAACTTTTTAGATTGACTGTATCTCCCATATGGACAGTTTGCCCATCAAGTTCATAAGCTTCAATCTTAATGGCATCTGTAGCCTTATCTATGTGTTCGTTAGTAAATTTAGCACTAGCCCACTTTGTCAACTCCTCAACTGTCTGAATGTTATTATTTGTATAGCTTCTTTCGTTTATGTAAGGGTAAGCGCCAATTAACGGACTATCAACCGTTATAGCAATCGTTGTATCTTCCTTGGCACCCTCTGCCTTAAATGTAGACTTAGCATGGATCCGAGTAACAACATTTTGTGAGTTTTTGGTTCGTTGATAAGATTTTAGGTTTTTGTGGGTAGAGATGATAACACCTCTGTCCTCTCCTCGATTTCGCTTGATTGAGATAGCGAAATTATCCCGAACCATCTCTCCTTCCCATGTCCCAACAATTGAATGAGCGCCATCCATCAACACACTGTAGAGCGTTTCTACTTCTTTGGTGTTGATGGTTCTCCTGTCCGTGATATCGCTGGTAAATGAAAAATCATTGATAGGAGACTTAGCAACTTGTACCAATTGAGAAAGAGCCTGCCAACAACTCTGCTTGTTGACAGACAGAGGATTGATAGACCGCTGCATGACGTCGTCAGTGATATGATAAGCAGTGATTTCTAAATGATCATCATTCTCTACTGGCTTTTTGATGCGGAACAATTGCGGACCAAGCACAGGCGCTGGTGCTTTAATCAACATATCCTCACGGAAAAGTTGATAAATCTCAGAGTCCGTGATAGGGTAGCGAACAGTAAGGGTAAAATCCCCGTTCATTTGCTCTTTGATGATAGCTGAAGTCGCTTCATGCAGTGGAATACCGTTCCATTTAACGTTACGAGTATCACTTTCAAGCAAATATAGCATTATGCCCACCCCCATACAGTTTCAATCGTCATGGAACTGATACCAGCACCTAAGACAATCCCAACATCTTGTTTTTTGATAGGGTCAATCGTGATAAAATCCCCTGTCCACTTAATTCTGGAACCTGTTCCGTCCAAGAAACTAGGATTATTAGGGTTATTTACCATGATAGCTCTTCCAGATAGTCTTTCTAAGCGGATGACCTGCCTATCTACTGTGAAACTAACTTCTGTCGTACTCTGGCCAGTTATAGTAATTGTCGGAAAAGCCAAAGCAGAGCCTTTAGTTCTTAAAGTGCCGCTTCTTGAAAAGGTCTGATTGTCTGTGGCTTTGAAAAATTTTGTAGGGTGACACTCAAATGTGACTTTAAGCGCATAGTACCCTGCACGATTTCTAACAGTCTCAGAAATCTTCACCTTGTAACACCACATTTTTGTAGTCTTGACACGTTCGCTTTCAAGCCAAAAGTTCTCTCTTGCAAAGAGAGCTAGAAAACGGTTCAAGTCCTCTTCTTTTGGTTTGACTAAGTGAAGCGTGTAGGATTTCTCAACCATCCCTCTATGATGATTGGTTTGTAGGATTGCTCCGCTAATCCCATCGTGCTCCCATAGTTTTGTCTTGCTATTGGCAATCACGATGGCTGGCGCTTCCTCTACAATGACATCAAAAGGAAAAGAGGAAGTTGCTACGCCATCAATCACTAATTCATTATGTTTGATCATGCAATTCCTCCTCTAAGTTGTGTTTTCCGTTGTAGTTCATCCGCGATCTTTTGAGCGACAACGTCAGCAATACGGTTGATATCCATCTCTTCGCTGATGTTATTTCCGCTAATGCTTACATTGATAACAGGAGACAGACCTCCCATTGTTTGGGCTATTCCACGGCCGATAGCTCCCAAGGTGCGTTCGTTTAGTGGTAAGACAGCCTCGTTCCCAGCCTCTCCACCAACCATCAGGCTATTTCCGTTTGAACCGAAAACTGTCGGCTTGGTCAAGATACCACCCTTGGCATACCACTCTACGCCAATGCTTGGCAGCCCGTTACTCAACCAGTCAACTGGATTAAGAGAGCCTGTGATACTAAAGTGTGGTAGAGGGATGTGAGGCCATCTAAATTCAAAGTTAAAGAATCCCTTAATAGCTTCAATTGCACTACCAACTAAATCCTTAGCCCCGTTAATAGCATTGCCGATTGTATCTTTAATACCATTCCAGATACTACTTGCAGTTGATTGAATACTATTCCAGATATTGCTAATCGTATCTCTTATACCGTTAAAGACACTTGAAACTGAACTTGAAATACCATCAAATATTCCTGAAAGAGTGGATTTGATACCATTCCAAACAGTTGAAGCAACCGTTGAGATGGTGTTCCAGATGTTAGACAATACCTGCGCTATGCCATTAAAGATAGTCCCAACGACGCTTGCAATCCCATTCCAGATTGTTTCTCCGACGCTCTTAATGGTTTCCCAAGCGCCCGACCAGTCACCAGTAATGAGCTGCATCACTGCCTTGATAATACCCAAAACAACGTTAATAGCTGTCTCAACTACAGTTTTAATCACTTCCCAAACTGTAGAGGTGATAATCTGAATATTATTCCACTCTCCCTCTATAAGAGGACCTATAACGGTCATAACAGCGCTAATGATAGCGGAAATGCCATTCCAGACAGCATCCGTGATTGAACGGATTAGTTCTTGGTTTTCAGTCCACCACGTTACAACGGTGCCAAAAACACTCATGATGAAATTTGAAATTTCACCTACAACAGTATTAATGACAGATGAAATAGCCTCCCACACAGCTGTCACTGCATTGCGAAACCCTTCGTTCGTTTCCCATAAGTATTTCAAGATGACAACGACCGCTGCAACTGCGGCCGCTATTGCAGCTGCTGTAGCAATGATTGGTAAGGCAGCAATTATCATTTCTCCAATAGATATTTTTAAAAGCTCCGCAAGGGCTTGCAGGGATAAGAATATCGGTGCTAAAACCCCTACAGCAGTAACAACTGTCCCCAGAATGACAACAAATTCTTTAATCGGACCAGGTAACCCACTGAACCATTCAGCCACTTGTTTGACAATATTTCCCAGCATTTCGAATACTGGTGCCAATACTTCAGCAATCGAAGCACCGAGTTCAGACATAGCCAAAGTAACTGAATTTTGAGCAGTCTGGAATTTGTCAATTGGGTCTAAGGTGGCTTCGTATGTGTTTGAAACTAAACCAGCAGATTCTTGAGCTGTTTTCCCTAAATCTTCAAAACTTAACGCTCCACGTTTAATAGCGTCAACCATTTGTGGCGCTTTTTTAGCCCCAAAAATCTCCATAGCAATACTTAACGCTTCTGTCTCGCTCTGGCTGTTTTTGATGGAGTCTATTGTTTCTTTGAGACCCTCGTTCATGCTCTTGCCTTGTTTGGCATACACTCCTGCTGCTTTCGTCAAGCCTGATAAAGCAGCAGACGAATCGACACCATGTTGCTCTAGCTGACCAACAAGTGTAACAGCTTCTTCAAAACTAAGTCCCAACAATTTGATTTGAGGAGCACCATCTGTTGCTTTCTTCATCAAGTCATCGACTGAAACACCTGTAGCTTGAGCAACGAACGTAGTTGAATCTAAAACTTTTGATAAATCATCAACAGTCATTCCGTACGCTTCTAATGCCTGTTTCGACTGAATAGTAGAATTTGTAACATCAGAACCGTTAATTTCCGAGAATTTGATAATATCCTCTGAGGCACCCTTGAGTGCTTCGCCTGTAAGTTGAAATTGAGTGTTAACTTCTCCAACCGCATTCCCCACTGTTGAGAAATCTGTTGGTAACGATGTAGCGATTTCGTTTGCAACATCCTGCATACCTTGCAGAGCTTCTCCTCCAGCGCCTGTTTTAGTAACAATGATGTCCATCCCTTCGTCTACTTGACGAAAGGCTTCCAGAGCACTTTCCCCAAAGTCAACTAGTTTTTGACTAATCTCAGATAGCTTCTCAGAAAATTGGTTTAGTAACTCAGCCTTTAAGAGGCTGTTAGTCTCGCTGAGGCTATCTCCAGCTTGTTTCCCACTGCTGGCTAATTTTTCCATTTCCTGACCAAGATTAGCGTAAGCAGTCTTAGCTTGATTCAGCTCCGCTTCCATCTTGTTAGCTTCGGCTGAATTTTCACCATATTCTTTTTTAGTGATTTCTAATTGCTTCTCAAGGTTTTCAATTTGGCGAGCGACAATTTCGGACTGTGCACCAATCTTCTTTTCAGCCAATGCCAACTTATCAGCTTCGCTAGCGTTGGCACCCATCTGGCTTTCTTGTAGCTTAAACGAACTAACGACTTTTTCAGATTCGCTGGCAAGCAGTTTTTGCTCATTCTGCAATTCTTTCAGTTGGGTTTGATTGCTATTAGCTGTACTACCAAGTTTTCCTAGTTCCTGATTAAGATTAGCGTAAGCGGTCTTAGCTTGATTCAGCTCTGCTTCCATCTTGTTAGCTTCGGCTGAGTTTTCACCATATTCTTTTTTAGTGATTTCTAACTGCTTTTCAAGGTTTTCAATTTGGCGAGCGACAATTTCAGATTGTGCACCAATCTTCTTTTCGGCTAATGCTAACTTGTCTGCTTCGCTAGCATTGGCACCCATCTGGCTTTCTTGCAGTTTAAACGAACTAACGACTTTTTCAGATTCACTGGTAAGTAGTTTTTGCTCATTCTGCAATTCTTTCAGTTGGGTTTGGTTGTTTTTTGTTGCATCGCCATTCCCTTCAAGAGTTTTAGTGACACTAGCTAGCTTTCCCTCATATCCTTTTAGGACATTTTGAGTCACTTCTACTTCACGCTGGAAAGCACGATACTGTTCGGGACCAATATTCCCCTTTTTAAATTCCTCGTCTACTTTGGATTGGGCTTGTCTTAAAGCCTCTAGTTTGTCTCTGGTTATACCTACCTGTTTCTCTAAGACTTCTTGTTTTTGAGTCAGTAAAGTAACGTTCCCAGTATCAAACTTTAAAGCCTTATCGATTTGTTTTAGTTCATTTGTAGCATTTACAGACTCTTTGTTTATACCCTTTAACGCTGTTTGTAAGGGCTGGGTATCGCCATCGATTTCAATTTTTATCCCTTTGATATTTCCTGCCATATTTCCTCCTTTCCTTAAAAATAAGGAGCGCTGAGAGGTTTTCTATGACCAGAACACTAGCCAACTAAAGGAACTTGTCCTCACAATCGCTCTCTCAGCACTCACTTTTTCTCTAAAATGCATCAAAATCAGCTTGGGTAGCCTTTCGACTACCCGTTTTATTTTCGCTACGCAAATTGACATAATCTGTCTGATAATCTAACGCCATTCCAATAGAAATGTGCTTTAGGTCATCAATAGATAAGCCAGTTTCCTTGCAACAAGATAGATAAGATTCTACCGTGAAGGCTTCTTCGCTTGCTGTTTCTGATGTGTCTGTTTCTTTTTTGTTTGTAGTACCGTATTCAACATTTCCATCATTAGTGGACAAACTTCGTCAAGAGGAAACTCTTCCATCTCCATAAAGAAATCATCAAACGGTTTGATTTTAGGATTGCCAGATTTAGCAAATACCCAAAATAGACGATAGAAAAAGGTAATATCAAAATCTTCTAAAAGAGATAGGTCGACGCTTTCCGCTACCAAATCATTACCTTTTTCTAATTGGTTCAATTGAGCTACCAATTGCTTATTTTTCAAAAGCCCAAGAAGGTCCTTGAAAAAATCCTGCCCAAACTCGTTCTTGTAAGCAATTGGAGTATAAGCATTTGTTGCAAGCTCATAACGCTTATTGCTGATTTTAATACTTCGACGCATTCTTTACTCCTTACCCTAAAGATGTTGGCTCATAAACGCTAGTAAACCAAGCGTCATACACTTCTTTCTTGTCGGCTGACGTAATCGAACGTTTCACGACGCTATCAAGCGGACGTGGTGAAGCTTTGAAGCTAAGTTCACGCTCATTGACAGTTGTTCCGCTCTTAGTAGCAGAGCCATTCGATGGACGACTAGCAGAGCAGTAGTAGAGAACGTAGCGAGTCTTGTTCTGATCTCCTGAAAATTCAAACATAATCGCAAACGGTTTAGTTGAAGCATCGCCTTTTTCAGTCAATACTCCTGTTTGCTCATCCTTGAGTTCTCCTAGAATTTTTGTCGCGAACTCTTCCGTGATATGCGGTACTTTCAATTTTCCTTCATATCCTTCGTTTGAGTTCATGAAGTGGTAGTCCACATCGTCGGCTGGAATTGCTTTCGATTCTCCTTTTGGTTCTAGCTCCAAGTTCATCGCTCCAGGGAAACGGAAAATTTTCCCGTAGCTAATGACATTTGTTTCCCCATTGATAGTTTCGATTGGTGCGATATGCACGTTTTTCAATCCAAAGGTTACTTTATTTTCTGTTTTTGTCATCTTCTTCTCCTTAGTACAAATAAACAGTGTAAGGCTTGACAGATAGCCTTTCTGTTGGGATATAGCTTTCTTCTGATACCTCAAAAACAAGTTGATGTTTAGACAATAACTCTTCCAAGGTCTCTTCCAAATCTTCGTCTTTACGTTCAAAGATAAGCTCTACAGTCACAGATTTAATCTGGTATTCCTGTTCATCATCTGCCCTCTTGATATCTGGATGTGATTCAAAGTAGATAAGGTAAGGTGTTTGAGGAACGTGTCCAGTTTCAAACGCACGATAGGCTATAGGTAGATTCGCTTGACTTAGAATATCGACAAGGTCAGATAATTTCATTTTTGAATAGCCTCCTTCACTTTCCGTTCAAAGGAATTGATTAGCTTTTCTTCTACAGGTTGGATATGAGGGATAGCACGACTGCGACCACCATTCCTTAAAACATGGCCATTTTCAAGTAGGTGTGTCAATTGATAGCCTGTAGCATTATGGATTACGTATGAGCCTTTGGCGTTTTTCTTAAGACGCCATCCTCTCCCGTACTTTCCTTTATTCTTTGGACTTGTTGCCTTCAAAGTCGCAACAGCTTCATCACCTAACTCTTGTGCGATAGCGTCAATCTCATCTTCTAACTCACTAGAATACTCACTCAGTGCTTTAGCGATTTCTGCTGAAAGGTCACCTGTTACACTCATGGCAATTCCTCCATCAAAGTCAGCTCCAGAATTTCTAAACTAATCGGAAATGTCTTAAGAATACGATACCGTTTTCCATTAAATTCCGCTTCTTCCTCGTTGTTATACTCAAAGCTATGAATATCAAGGATAAGGCTTGGTCTAAGTCCAACCTGGCTAGCCTGATAAAATTCAGAACGAGTAATGGAACGCTTGCGACACAAAATAGTCAACCGCTTTTCCTCAAATAGAGGCTGGTGCAATTTATCTAGTCCTGTTTTAACTCTTGAGATTAATGTAATCTCATTGTTCCATGCCATCTTCTTACCTCAATTTCAAATTATGCAACCGCCATAAAAGGTGGCGTGGCATGTCCACCCCACCCTCATAGCGAAAGGCTGCATAATCAACTACAAACATTTGGTGTTCAGCATTTTCTGATTCAAGCGAAACTCCCAAATTATCTTCCAGTTCAGTTATGACAGCTTCGATGATTTTCTCCAAAGGCTTATCACGTAGCTTTGTTGCTATACCCAATTTTAGTTTTAGTAATTCTAGTAATTGAGCATTGTCCATAACTACTCCTCATCTTCCTCTTCGGGTTCTTGAGGTTCTGCTTCTCCTTCGGAAATATCGTCATCATCGATTTTAGTCAAGAAAATAGATCCTGCACTATTTGACCCATCTAACAACTCTTGAATGAAGGTCTTGTTGCTCCTATATCCTTTTCGGGGATAAATATTCCCGATTTGATACTCATATTGTTGAGGGTCTCTCAAATCCTTAAAAGGACGGATTACTTGATAAGCCATCAGCTACCTCCTTAACCTGCAGCGTCAGTGTAAGTTACATAGAACCCTGCTGCTTCATCCACTTTCTTAACATCGAAACGGTTTGCAGTTCCTAAGTATTGACCGTAGATTTTATCATCTTGCCATTTGACAGTTGTCTGCGCACGGTCAAACAATGTCGCAAACTCTCCAACATCACCGATAAAGGCTTTCATTTCACCTTTAGCATCCCCAATGATGTCATCAGGATAAACATCGATTACACGACCAGCGAACTTGTAGCCAGTTGGAGATGTGATATCTGTTTGAAGCATGTATCGACCATCCTTGTCCTTGATTTTATCAAGAGCAGCGAACATAGATTGGGTACATACAATAGTTGCATCGTAGTACGGTTTCAATTCCACGTTGAGAATATCTTTCAAGCCGTCCAAACCAGCTGCGCTTTTAGCTTTAGCGGTCTTGAGTACCTTAGCAATTTCTTTGTTCTTGGTAATACGTTCTTGGTTCTTAGCTTGTTTAGCAACCAATCCCATCACATCGTAGTCAGCATCATCAATCAATTCTTGAGACACTGGCAAATGTCCACGACGTGTCTTGATTTCATAGTTCACTTTTGTGAAAGTTGGTTTAGCCAATTCAGGGTTTTCTTCCAACTCTTCAACGGTGTTCATTGTTTGGTCAGTCAATTTAACAACTGCCCATTTACCGCTTGCGTTCTTGACATTAACGATGTTGACCAATGAAGTCAAATCTGTCTTGTCTTGTTTCGCTTCTTTAGGCGTCATCAATTCAACAGGAATGATTGCTTCCCCTTCAGCAGATTTGAGACCATCAGCACGCACTTCTTTTGTTCGAAGGTAGTGGTTAAATGCTTCACGTTGTTCCAATGTTTTTCCTCCTCGTTTTTCCGTTTTATCTGGAGTTGGTGCTTTTCGATTTTGCTCCTCGATTTGTTTTTCCAACTCTTCAATTTCTTTTTCCAACTGCGCTTTTTCAGCTTCTTTTTCTTCAATTTCCTTTTGAAGACCGTCCACAGTCTTTTCAACTGCTGAAACTTCTTCATCAGTTTCAGCACGATCCAACTTTTCTAACTCAACAACCGAACGTTTGTTCAATTCTTCGATAGTTTCTTCCAACTCAACTACCTTAGTTGCTTTTGCTCGCATACGAGCACCAAAGATTAACGCCTTATTCATAGCTTAAATTTCTCCTTAATTTCTTTCTTGCGCTTATCTAGCGCTTCACGATTCGCACGGCTCTGATTTTCAAAGTCTTTTTGTCGTGCAGCAATTTCCGTTTGTGGATAGGCTGGGAAAGTACATGGGCTCACTTCAAAGATTTCTAGTTCTAAGACAGTGTCCAGATACGAACCATCTTCACGTTCCTCTGTTTCGATTTTTATCGGGATAAAGCCAAAGCTACAACCGATAACATCTCCACGCTTGACACGGGCATAGGCTCCAACCGCTTGAGGATCATCCTTGTTAATGATGATGTCCCCAAAAAGACCAACATCATCAACACCCAGTGTCAGAGTTCCGTTACCTGTTCGACCGAGCACAAGACTATCATCGTGGTTAAATAAAGCTCTGATATCAGCATCTTTGATAGCTTTCTCAACTCCAGCACGCTTGATAACTTCACAGTAGCCTGGCCACAATTCCGTCTCTTCGTCAAACTTGATAAAGTAGCCACTCAAAATCAAATCACCAGAGTCTTCTTCCCTAGTTTGAAATTGAGTGGCACGATAACTATTCCGTTTCTGCATTCTCTTCCTCACCTCCTTTCAATTTATTTTGGTCTCCTATCTTCTCTTGAGGGATAAAGTTCTCAAGGACAATCAACTCTTCCATCTCAGGATCAGGAGCCATACCAAGCCAATCTCTCCACTCATTGCGACGCATTGCAGTACTGTTTGTCATTTGACGAGCAACCTCAGATAACTCTGTAATGTTGTAAGAGAAGAGTGAGCGAGGATTTAGCTTGAAGTAACGATTACTAGACAAAAGTAAGTCTCTGGTTAGTGTTTGAGTAATAGTGGTAGCGATACTCATAACAGTCGTATTTACAAAGTTGTTATACTCTGTCTTGTTGAACTCTCCCACTCCCAAAATAAAAGCAGGTACTCCTAATAGACCTGCAACTGTTCTTTTATCTAATTCCACAGACTCGTTTAAAGCGATGTCCGTTAGACTAAGCGGTTTTACCTGCTGGATGTCCAGTAATGCCTCTGGGACAATCCAAGGAGCCCCAACCCTGCTAGTGCTTAAATACTTCTCAGCGATACGCTCACGCCCTTGCTCCGATTCTAGTTCAGCACTAGACGAGTCTACTTTAACGATAAGACTAGGAATGTTCTTACCGTTCATGAAGCTTTTTTTAGTCTTAGTAGCCATGTTCAAACTTTGAACCACATCTGTCAACGTCACCCTAAAACCAGTACCAATGTATGGAATATCTGGATCTGGATTGATGATAAAGTGGACTACTTCATCAGGGGGATACTCTTCACCCCTAAATGAGATTACATAGGAATCCTTATCTGTTTGGAACGAAACTTCTCTCATCGGAAATGGTCTTAGATTAGAAATATAATCCGTAACAGGGTCATACTCCACATGTAGTACAGAGTTCCCATCACCATATAAAAGCAAATCACGCACAATCTTGAAAACCCATGACTTCCTTGTCATGTGTTCACACGGATTGATGTCAATCTTTCTAGCAAGTCCATCACGGATTCTGATATCACCTTTATCTGTATTCTCCATCAGGTGGATGGTCATATTAGAGACCAAATCAGCAATCTTATTAACTGCTGTCACCACATCTGGATTTCTGGCCAAAGGTACATACGAATCCATCAGGTTTGACAATCCTAAATCTGAATGACTCAACATGTTGATTGGCTTACTTGGCTTGTTTCGTTTCCAAAACTTATCAAAAATACCCATGTTTCCTCACCTCCTTTCTCTCTAATCAAAGAATCTCATCACGTCGCCACCCTTACCAAGATTAGCAAGAGCCTGAATACAAGCAAAAACGCTGGCATCGAACAAGTCAATTCTTGCAGTACCACCGTCACCGTCTAATTTTTCATATTGCACAGCATCATCCACCTTTTCAATCGCTCTAACATTGCTCACACAGTATTCATAAGCATCAGAATGAAGATAGTAAAATTCCTTATTCTTGACTTTGAACTCAATCCGTCTAAATCCCTCAGATTTCAGATAGAATAGCTGAGGCTGGTCAATCATCTTGAACTTAGCCTTTTTCATCTTAGCCAAAAACTCACGACCAAACTTCCTATCCATTCCCACAGCTTGGATTTTAAATCCACGCTCACGCATACTGATGAACCATTTGACGATATCATCATAGAGAACGGTTGGAGTGTTGCTCATAGTTAGCCAACCATCAGACTGCCAGCCAAAAAGTGGAATCCCATCATCATTAGCCTTCTTCTGAGCATTAATCCGAGGAAAGAAAGCATGAGTAATACAGATATCAACGTCTTTCTCTCCGTCATGATAGACACCATAGAGAGCAGCAGCTGTTAAGTCGTGCAATCTTGACAAGTCCGCACCGCCATACCAACGAATCGGCAAGCGTACCAACTCTTCTAAACTCCAATCGTAGCAACTATCTGACGCTATAAACTCATCAGGATTGAAATAAGCATTCATGGAGTTCGTAAAGATATTCAAAGTCTTATTGAAAAACTCGTTTCTAGTCTGAGGATCATTCATGGCCTGCTCTGCTTCTTCCTTGAGGGCCTTGAGCGAAACAGTAACACCCCATGACGGATTAGCCATCTTGAGAATATTCTCATCCAGATAGTTCACCACGTCCCCATCAGCAGATTGATTAGCCTTGCAGATGAAGATAAAAAATGAATCATCAGTGACCAATTGCTTGAGCACCTTTTGACAGTACTTCAAACGATTAGCAAGGAATCCAGTAGGAATATCCCCAGCCGTAGAGATAACAAAAAGCATACTGTTACGGTATGCTGACATTGTTTTTTTCATAAGACCATGCTTCTTACTGTTCCGCATAGTATGAGCTTCATCTAGGATAATAACGTTACCGTTCAGAGAGTCCAAACGACTCTCATCATTCGCCAAAGCTTGGATAAAGAAAGAACCCTCATCACCAAAATTGGCAGTGATAGAGTGTTCTTGGTTATTATCCTTGATACGAATATTCTTGTCATTCCAACGCTCAACATTGAACCTTAAAAAACCAAAAGCTTCCATCGCTTGCTTAACTGAGTTAGCAACGATGTAGCATTTTGAACCGCTATCCGTGTCCAATACCTGGTAAGCAAGTGCAATTGCAGCAGTAAACGACGTTTTCCCATTCTTACGAGCCAGCATGATAAGCGCTTCTTTAAACCTACGCTCATTCGTACCCTTGTAGTAAAAGCCAAACAGGTTCACAACTACAAAGTGTTGCCACGGTTGCAAGATCAATGGCTTATTACGGATAGACACCGCAAACATATCGTCACCCTGCTGATGGACTACTACATTCTCGATAAAGTGGATAACAAAATCCACCATATCCTCATCCATTTCGAAGGCTGGATTTTCTAAATCACGGAAAAAACGTTCAGCAGCAAGAATGTTCTCCTCGCAATGTTCCTCTTGGTGAGTTAAGACGTGTTGAGCGTATTCTTTTGCTTTATCAAGATTACCCATTTCCACTCACTCTCTTCTTCTTGATTTCATTCTTGAACTTCAAGACTTCTGCTAGAGGTGACTCTCCTTCTTGTTCAACCACCTCACCGAGAGACTTCGGATTCATCATCAACTGATTAGAGTAACTTAGGATGTCTTTCCTGAGTATTTCCATCGCTGTCAAGATTGGAACTTTGCGCTCATTCTCAGCACCAGCTTTGTTGACGTAGGTATCTGTCACTGGATAACCCATATCAGCATAATCTTGAGCAAGTTTCTGATACTGATAGAGCATGCCTGCAAAAATATCAATGATCATCTCGAACTCTTTCCGATAAGTGCCCAAGTCTTTCATCTGCTTGACTACTTTTGACTTAATCGACTTTGCTGTAATTGGTTTAGCCAAAAACTACCTCCTCTCGTCAAAAATGCTTAGTTTTTAACCCCTTTTTGTTTGAAGGCCCCCGACTTGGAAAAAGTTCCCTTCACCGGTACCCTACTGGCCAAAATGATTTTTCAAAAAGAGGGGGGACTAAAAATTTTCATTTTTCATTTTTGAAAAAATTTAAAAATTCTTTTTTTCTTTTTTTCTGCCAATACAATCCTTGATTGATTACTCTATCGTTCACTCTATCGTGAAACGTATTGTGTTTCTTATTCGTCAACGGCAAACAATTCCATTCAACGAATTCAAGTTCAGGATATTCAGATACAGGAAAGATATGGTGAACCATTTCTGCTTGAACAGAAATTCCGTAACGCAAACTTTCTTGACAAAGATAATCATGCTTACGCATTATCCTATCACGGAACTTCTCCCACTTCTTAGATCTCAAGGATGGTCTGATAGGTTTGTTATACATCTCAAACCTCCTTTCTCAATGCTAAAAGGGACAGGCCAGTGACCTATCCCCTCTCATACAAGAAAACCATGCTACCATAATAAACCTTTTTTTGTGAGACTTCAAGATGTCTTTTGTCTCATTCTTAAAAATTATTCAGGATTGTCTGGTATGTTAAAACGTTTTGAAATAAACTCTGAAACTTCAGGATCTGTGCTTGTGGCTATTTCTGATTCTGGTATTATAGAGATTTTTGTTGTAGAATCTTCAACTATTTCTTTTTCCCAATCTACAAGGATGAATGTACGAGCTGGTCCGAACTCGCTTGGAATGACATTGTACCCAATTATTTTGAAATTTATTTCCGGATTGTTTTTTATATCTTTGTTTAGTTTATCAACTGCTCTAGATTCAAACAACATATCGCAATATTCTTTAATCATGTTATACTCCTTTTTCTAGGTTGTTTTATCCCTCACTTTCACATATCTTATATTTTGTTAAACTCCCCTCAATTCTCAAAACCTTGTAGCTCTTGGTTTTTCTTAACTTTGATTTTTTCAGTTTATGCTTAACTCATTATGTGAAAGTAATATCTAAAAAATTAAATGACAAAGTTCCGTAGTGCGTCATCAAGCTCTGCTTGCTCTATCCCTATGTATCTCAGGGTAATCGCAGGTGATGAGTGATTGAACATCTTCTGTAACGTTCCTACATCCTTTGTCTTGTTGTAATATTTATAGCCGAACGTTTTCCGCATTGTATGTGTACCGACATTATCAATGCCAAGTTCTTCAGCAGCCTCATGAATAATTTGATAGGCTCTCTCACGAGTGATTGCTTTATTTTTTCCTTGCCTACTCTTAAATAGAAAATGATGGAATGGTTTATCTTCGACATATCTTCTCATTTCTTTCTTGAGTTCTTTTGTCATCCGTCTTGTTATCTGCTTGCCAGTTTTCCGTTCTCTCAGCTTAATGTGCCAACCTTGAACGTCTTTAACTTTCAAGGTAAGTATATCTCCGACTCGCAAGCCAGTATTAAGACCAGTAATGAATAGCATGTAGTACATCTCATTCCACTCTTTGAGATAATCCTTCATTGCCTGAATATCATCATTATCTTTTATCGGTGATACAAATTCCATAACTGCCTCCTTTCTATAAAACAAAAAGCCAGCAGATTGCTGACTCATGATGTTCCTCTGTTAAACAACTTTTCTGGAAAAAATAGGATGACTCCAACATGTGATTTGTGTTTTGTTTTCAGAAGTTCATGCTATCATAATAGACCTTTTTTTGTGAGACTTCAAGATGTCTTTTGTCTCAATCTTATTTACAACTCACCTTTCAAAATAGCGTACTGTTCTAAGATAATCCTTCTACGTCGATAGATTGTAGCTTTGCTCATGAATTTCTGTTCTGCTATTTCTTCCCATCTCAGTTGAGGATATCTCCATCGCAGATTAAAGATTTCCTTATCTTCATCAACTAGATTGATCAATAGTTTGTTAATAATCCCTTTAAATCCTTCAAGAAATTTTAAAGTCGGATCATCCGCGATTCTGATTGCGATAGTTTCGGTAGGTTTGCTTATTCCTACAGTAGGTCCGCTTTGAGCATCTGGGTTTCTGGTTTCTAATTCTAGCCTTCTTAAGTCTATTGTGCGTTGTATGTTTTGAAATTTGAAAAGTTCTCTGTCTAATGTTTTGAGTTCTTCGTCGCTCAATTTCTTCAATTTCCACCTCCAAGTTTTTAAAAAATGTAAACAAGTTATCAAATATCTGAGATAAAGCCTTGCGAATATTAGAAACTGCCTGGTTAATCATTTTAACTATAGCTTCAATTTCTTCAGGGCTTAATTTCCGTAGTTGTTTGTCTAATTCTTCTTGCTTTTCTTGTAACTGCCGTTTAGCTATCTTCTTCTTGATTCTTTTATTCATTAAGCCTCATTCCCCTCTGGAATCTCAATCCCAAAAAACGTGCATATATCATCCAGTGCGTATTTAGAAATACTACTGCCTGTTTCCCACTTAGCTATCGTATCTCTGTGATACCCTAATTTAATGGCTAAATCACTTTGAGTCAATCCCAACTCACATCGCTTTCTTTTTAGCATTTCGGCAAAAGGATTTGTCTTTTTTCTCAAAAACATACGAGGGTCAAGATTCAATTTTTCGCAAATGACAAACATATCCCCATCTTGAGGTTGTGCTTTCCCACTTTCCCAATGACAAATAGCTTCTGGAGTAACTCCAAAGATTTTAGCAGCCTCAACTTTATTTAGACCTTTGGCTTGTCGCCACAATCTGATTTGATTTCCGAATTTATTATCCTTCATCATCCACCTCAATCTTTACGACAGCTCTACCATTTGGATTTCTTCTTTGAGTGGATGCAAAAGTATAATACTTCAACATCCTTTCAGCAATTTCTGTTTCTTTGCTGATTTCAGCAAGAGTACCCATGGTAATAAAGGTGTCGCCTTCGTACAAAGCATACTCACTCATGCTCCATCTCCTCAATAAGCCAGTCAAGATTCTTTCTGGCTTTCTTCAGGTCCTCAAGACCGTTTTTCTTCTGGAACCGAAGCATATACTTGATTGCGTTGCCCCAGTAAAATCCTTCTACTCCTTCTAATCCAAAAGCGAAATTCTTAACAACTTCGATGGCTTCAAGTCCGAATTTTCCCTTATAATGACTAGGGTTGTTGACTTTATCAACATCGTTAAATTCTTCCAAAACTTGTTCATAAGATTTTTCTTTCATGTCAATTCCTCCCATAATGCTTACTTGCTCCATGTAAATAATAAGAGCCATCTTTGCGCTTATTCACATAATACGTGTACTGCCCATCTGGACTAGCATAGGAAATCTGCTTCTCTCCTGCCCAGACACCGTTGTCGCGCATCATGTGGCAATTCTCCATAATCCATTCTACGTCAGGCATCTAGTAACTCCTTGTTCTCGTATACATTCCCCACGACCTCGCAATCAGTATGTCGTAACCACAATTCACATCCGTGTTGTTTGGATTCAAGACGATATGCTCCGCCATAATGCTTTGCAACCTCGTAATAAGTCGGTTCAGAATAGACGTCCTTAGACATTTTGACTATGTCGCCTTCAAAGATAACATTGCCATTCCTATCAACCATATCTGTTGATTGCATGAGGATAACATCTTCCCCGTTTCGCTTATCTTCAAATTTTAACGGAACAGATGTAGAGCCATCTCTAAACTTCCCTATGATTTCTTTTCTGACAAATGAAATCATCAGTATTTCATCAATCATTTTTTCTGCTAACACATCCCACGCTCTATATCTTGGTATCATACTAAATCCTCCTTAGATGAACAAACTAGCTAACCATATCAAAAATGCACATGTAATGATTTTTGAAATACTGCTCTTTACAGCGTATGAATAATCTTCATAAGATTCTTTTTTGCTGGATAACACAGGCCAGATGAAAGATAGTAGTGCATCCATCCCTAATGCTTGCCAGACTGTAATTTTACCAACTGGAACAATTGTTGTGATAATCTCATTCCATCCATACTGAACTACAAATGGCGATACAACGATTACAAATACCGCCCCAATAATGATTCCTAGTTTTTTCATTTTATAAATCCTCCTCTTTCGCCCAATGCTCAACATGATGCGCTAATAATTCCATATTTGTTGTCATAGTAAAACCTCATCCCCAATTTTTATTTTATCCCACTGTTCTCTAGTAACTACAAAAATCCCATAATCTCTGATAGTCACTGTGTACAACTTCCCGTGTCGCCCTTTCTCGACAACCTTACCGAATATCTCAGCGCCTGCGTTATCCGCCTTGTAGATAACCATTGGCTTCTTCTCTTCTAAATCTCGAATCCTGTCCATCTGCCAGATGTTTAGTCCAGCAGACAGAAGAATCCAGATTGCGATAAAACGTTTCATTCTGTGACCTCATTTCTTCCATCTCTTACTTTTTGCAAATAATATTTATATATTTCATTTCTAGCATGGTCATTTACTAAATTTTCAAGTGCTTTATTGACCACTTCTGATATGCTTCTATAACCACCATATTCTTTTAAGGCTTCGACATGGTCATACATATCTTTGGTAAGCGTTGCTTGTACCTTTCTAGCCATCACTCCACCTCCTCAACCTCAATTCCCTCACAATCAAACACCCAGCCGAAGCCAGCTTCTTCTAGTTCTTTTTTTGTAAAACTTTCTTTGTATGCTAAAGAAAAAAATATTTTCCCAGTTCCATCTTTAGCAATGTAGTGTTTTGTCGCTCTAATCTTCACCAAATACCGCTTCTCTTTCTCGACCTCGTAGCCGTCAAGCCAAGCACGAGCGAATGTTTCTTGGTTGCTCGTCTTTTTAATCCATAATATAAAATCGAAACTTTGGTTGTTTTCTTTCATAAAGTCTGGATTCATAGCAGTATATAGACTAGTTGTTAAATGTTCTTTACAAACCTCAATCCAATCCGCCACACGCTGCGGAACTCTGACTGGTTGCAGTTCGTCTAGTTGTTGCAAGTTTTCAATATATGGTTTAGGAAACTCAGTTTCACATCCGTTTGGTAAAGTTACTAAATAGTGTGGAAATCCGTATTCCCTATAAGTTACACCTTTTATGGTCCCGCGTAAAACAATATTGTCACCTATTTTCATCTTCCAACTCCTTTATTCTCTTCTTCCATCCTTTTACTTTCTTTTTAAGCAAGTCACGTTCCTCAGGCCTGCTAAAAGCAAGCGATTTGACACATGGCTCAGATAGTTCCACTATCCTTGCCTCCGTTTGCTCGATTGTGCGTTTCAGTCCTTCAATCTCAGCCTGTTTGTCATACTTCAACCAAACACCTCCCACTAAAACGGAAAATCATCTTCCTCAAGGGCGTATCCTGGCATTTGTTCCTCAATATTCGAACGGTTAGCAGTATCATCACGCTTTTCAAGTCGCTCGAAATTCTCTGCGACAACCTCAGTCAGATAGACCCTGCGCCCCTCCTGATTCTCATAGTTTCTTGTCTGGATGCGACCCGTCACGCCGACCAGATTACCCTTCTTGCACCATTCCGCAAACAACTCCGCCTGCTTGCGCCACATCATGCAGTTGATGAAGTCCGCCTCTCGCTCGCCGTTCGCTCCCTTGAAATTCCGATTGACCGCCAGAGTAAAGGTAGCAACCGCCACATTCGACGGCGTATATTTTAATTCAGGGTCTTTCGTCAAGCGCCCCACTAACGTAACATTATTGATCATCTTTCTTTTCCTTTCTTGCTGCACGTTCCCCAACTAAGTAGCCGAGAAATAACCACAGAATAGCCATTCCAAATTCTTTAATAAGTTCAATCATTTTCTTCTCCTCCTGAAAAAGTCGCTAAATAATAACAATCCTTAGCACCGTAGTCAAACCGTGTCGTCCGCTGACCAATGTGCTTCTGAAATCTTGGATGAGTGATAGCCGAGAAAGCCCATTGATGGTCCTCCATCTGCTCAATGAGATCATCGACATTGTCAAATGTCCCAAGGTAAAACTTGCAGTGCCCGTTATAGACGAAGTAAAGATTTAACATCAATACCTCCTAAAATTTCATAAAAGCCATCCAGTGAGTTGTCCCACGCTGTTGCCCAAAAAGTGGTTGTTGTGGGACTAATTCCAAAATTTCCTTAACATTTACTTGAGCATCAGACCACTTGAAAATAAGTGTTCCCCCTGTTTTCAAGACCCTAAAACATTCTTCAAAACCTTGTTGTAAATCTAATCTCCAAGTCAACAAGTCTAGTTGTCCATATTGCGCACGCATGAATGATTTCTGACCAGCCCATAGCAGGTGTGGTGGATCAAATACAACAAGGTTGAATGTTTCATCATCAAATGGCATATCTCTAAAATCTGCAACAATGTCTGGCTTAACATTGATTTTCTTTTTGTGAATCTCAAATTCCTCTTCACGTCTATCCATGTATGTTGTGTGTGGTTCCTTTTTATCAAACCAAAACATTCGAGAGCCACAACACGCATCTAGTATTCTGATATCTTTCATCCCTCCACCTCAATTGGGTAAAAGTTCCCAAAGGAATCCCTCACTGCCTTGCCAACCTGTAAGGCTGCCGCCCGAGAAATAAACCGCATGGCTTTCTTCTCCTCGGAACATGAAATGTCCAAACCAGTCACTCCTATAACCACTGATCTCAGAAACGGCTTATCCTCTCTTGTCCCATGTCTTAAAATAAACATCAGCCACCTCCGTTCTAAAAATATTGCTTCCGCTTGTTTGTCAAATCGTTGAAAACCATCAAATGGTCTTTATCCACACCCTTCATCAGTCTGGACATAAAGGGTCTGCCATATCTTTTCTGAATATCAGCAGAAATCAAATTCGTGGTAATGATTGTATTAGAACGCTTATTCAGGATATTGTAGAGAATAGTAAACGACCATTCGCTATCCTTTTCCATGCCCAAATCATCCAAAACCAAGAACTTAGCACTCGCAATTTTATTGACCAGAAACTCTTCCTGACTAAAATCAGCTTTAATCTTCATCAGCAAGTCAGTTACGTTGATAAAAATAGCAATCTCTTTCGTGTACTCAGATAAAGCTTTTACCATCGCAAAAGCCAAATGGCTCTTACCTGTTCCAGCTTCTCCTTGTAACACGATGTTGTTCCTAGCACCCTCAGACCACTCGCGACAAATCCTCTTTGCAAAAGCTAGCTTTTCCGCTTCTTTTTCAGTAGGCGTCTCAAAGTTTTCCAAGGTTGCATTTTTCAGAACCTCATCATAAAGAGAAAACTTCTCAAGATAATATTTCCTCTCTCGCTCATTCTCAGCGTCAGCCAGTTCATTCACTCTTGCTTGATTTTCCTCGTGAATCCGCTCGGATTCACACATGCGACATACAACACTCTCGGTCCTCAATATCTTTATCAAAGGTATGTTGTGCTTTTCGCAAAACTCATCTTGTTGTTCTGTATTCCTGTGATAAGATAAGGCAATTTCCTCAAACACATTATCTACCATGACAGACAACCTCCGCATTCGTGCCAGCTAGCCATTTCAGACAAGCATGCAACCACTTGATGAATTGGTTGGCCTGCTAAAAGAGTTTTCTTCTCGTAGCTTAACGGATAATAGTCAATCTCGAATTGTTCAATTAGTTCTAGTACCCCCATTCGTCCTTGGCCTCCTGTTCTTCTTTCTTATCCTTGTTCTTCTTTTCTGATTGACGAACCTGCTCAACAGTCGTGACATTGTTCATCTGCCAATTTCTTAGAATACCACCAATGTATTTGATGTTTGGTTTTCCCGAATTAATAGCAGTCTTCAGCGCTTCCTTTACCAAATCCCCATCATTCTCATTTAGTAGATGGTTGATTTCTTCAATCTCAAACCCAGATAAGAGCCTACGAAATTCTGATTGAAAAAGTTCTAAAATATTTTCTTCACTACCACTACTAGTAGTAGTAGTTATTCTTTTCTTACTCTTATCTTTATCTAATCTATTCTTATTCTTATCTTCTTCTAGTGCGTTACCGTCCGTTACTGTAACGTTACCTGTAACGTTACCAAGAGCAAGATTTTTCTGTTTTTTACGGTATTTGGCTACACGATTACGTGTCTGTTCCTTGATTTTCTCCATTCCATCAACGTTTTGATGTTTTTCCCAATTTGGCAGGCTAATGATCCCATCGATAATCTCAATCATCCCGAACTGTTCAAAAACTCCAATAGCCATTCTTACTGTATTCAATGGTCTACGAAAAATAGTAGCTAACATTTCATCTGTATAGTGAACCTTATCAGTCATCATCAACAAACCATTGCTGTTATGTTTTCCAGCAAGTGTCAAAATCTTGAACCATATCACTAGGATGGCATCGGGATCAGGCAAGGCGTCAATCAGACAAATCTTTTCATCGTCAAAAATATCCGTTGTGATTTTTATCCACTTGATTTCAGACATACCGAGCCCCCCACTTCCTACGATTCGCACGGTACTTCATCCGCATATCTTCATAGATGTGCATCCCCTCTAGGGCCATCTTCTCAACCTTTAACAGCTTATTTTCAGAGACCGCATCACGATAGTCCTTAGCTAGTTTTTCATAGTCTGTTAAGTATTCTTTGATAAGTGATATTTTCCTATTCTCGTTCTCTAAATATATTTCAAAGTCAGACTTCTCTTCATCAGACGACATCATTTCAATATTCACTCTCTCATGCCACAACAGCCATTCAATCAATTCTTCCATCGCCTTCCCTCCTCATGACAAAAATCTGATTGCAGACTGTTTCGGCTCTGGCAATGCCAGAGGTTCAGGACGCAATCCTTTGGGCGGTTCGTTGTCGTAGGTAAATCCTTTGAAGTCTCGCTGAATATTCTTGCGAATTTCTTGCCATTTGTCCTCTCTACCACGTTCATAAGCGTGGTTATAGCCTTGGATAATCATAGACGCAAATTCTTGCTCTTCTCGTCTTTCTTTTTCCTTACGCTCCTCTTGCAATTTGATATGACGGCAAAGCCCTGCAAATCCAATCAGCAAGGCTCCAACCCCCATCAGCTGGTCTAAAATCGGTGGTTCAAACATTTTTATCTCCTTATGCTCTTAATTTTCGTACTTCTTTTTCTAATTCCAAAATCTCATAAACATCATTGACATCATACATAATATCTTTCCCTTGCTTACGAAATTTCAATCCTTTACGTTCTAACTTCTTAATATAGGCATGAGTGAAGCCAAACTTCTTCATCAAAGCCTGTTGATTGATTGGCATGCGATCATTCTCTAACTGCTCCTTGACCTGCTTTTCAGCAAAGGCCAGTAATTGATTAGTGAACAATTCAGCACTTTCGCCGTCCAATCGTAATTGTAACGTGATACCTTCCATTTTCTACATCCTCTCAACTATGCGGGCAAGCATTTTTGTGATATAATGGTTTTAATAATTTAAGTGTGCGCCTGATTCCCGTCAGGTGCTTTTTTGTATTGTTGTCAAACTGTCTTACTTTCCATCGCCCTGAGTTCTATCTCATGGCTGACTTGTTTCAATAGCTTCTCACACGCTATTTTAGCTTCTCTGTACGTTGTAGATTCGCTGATGAAGTAATCAGCAAGTTCGATGATTTTGTCTTCCATTCAACCTCCTATATCAGTCTCAAGACTGATGTAATATCCTCCTAAATTGCTATAATAATCTTGACTAGGACCTCTCACCGTTTTAGTCAAAATTCAAATAGAAAGGAGGAAGTTTTATATGGCAAAACTTACTAAAGAAGATGTTTTACAAGTTTCTCAAGAAATTATCAACGACGCTATTCCGGTTATCAAAGATATGTTGGATGAAGTATTCCAAGAATATCCTATCGATATAGAAGTTAGAAAAGCCATTCTTAATAGCACTCTTGCTGTTTATAAACTCAGCACAGAAACCACGGTTTCGTTGCTAACAGAACTTGTAAACGCTCAAGAAAACTAGTATTTCTTAATAATCTTTGCACCAACTCAGGGTCTGCCTTTACAAAGGTAGACTCTTTTTTCCCACTATACGGATATCGTCTTGGTCTCATTTTTCTTCCTCCCTACGCTTGACTAAAAGCGTTCAGTTCCATAATCTTCATCTTGGTATTAGTGCTTGGCTCCCACGTCATCCAGTAAGCCAATGCAGCTTCTGCAAACTTTTTCGGTAGCAAGTCATAGCGACTGATATTAAAATGATCCTTGAAATCAATCTCAGCTTGTCTAAATACCGACTGAGCGAAAATCTTATCCGCATAAGCTGGGCTATCAATACCACCCAGGCATGCCACAACCCTAGCCTTTCTCTTCTTCAGTAGCGATTGAGCATAGCTTGGATGAATCGGTTGCTCGCTCTTGAGATAGTCGATGTCTTCTAGCATGGTCGCTTGTTGCTCACGCAATTTCTTTTGTCCAGTAAATAAAGCGATAAAGGCATCCTCGTCCAAATCCTCACGGATAAATCCGCCCTGCTTACGAATAGCTGGCAAGACCTCCGATGTCACCCAACGCTTGAACTCTTTAGCCTGAGGTAACTTGCTGGATAAGATAAGAGAGTAGAGACCAGATTCGTTGATAACGGTAACACCTCTATTTCCAAAAGTACCGTTTTGGTAGTTTTGACGATCTTCATCATCTACGTGACGGTTAATATCTCGACTACCGTTTTGGTACCCCAGAATATCCGCTACATCCTTCCCGACAAACCATGGCTCGTCATCAATTGTCAAAGTACGGACTTCCTGTCCGTGAAAATTAAAAATTTCGTTCATAGTATTCCTTTCTAAATTTGGTATAATGAAATAAAAACAAGAGGTGAATAATCGTGTATGTACCTATAAAACCAACTGGAGATTTCTCAACCAATTTCACACTTAGTGATTCCTGTAAAATCTGTAAAAATATTACTTGTCCAACAGTTGTGAACGAAACAACTCAGAGTATAGATAACGATCACTATCGATTTTGCGCAACTCGCTATTGTCAACAATGTAACCATTATTTTGTTGATGAAATCGAAGTTACAATAACCGTTGATAGTTTCGCAAATATTGATTATCAATACGATATATTAGATGTAAAGCCAGAACTTCCTAGCGACATCCCAATATCAAAAGAATTAGCAAAACTCTCTCCTATAGGCAAAGAGATATATACTCAAGCACTTAAAGCTGAACAAGAAAAACTTGATCATATAGCTGGTATCGGTTTTCGCAAATCCTTAGAATTTTTCATAAAGGACTTTGTTATCTCTTTTGAATTAGAAGATAAAGATAAAGTTGCTAAAATGCCACTGAAACAAGTTATTGATAACTATATTGACAATCAAAATCTGAAAACATTTGCGACTGCAACTGTTTATATAGGTAACGATGAAACCCACTATACTAAAAAACATAGTGATAAGGATCTTCAAGATTTGAAAAAATTCCTTCATGGATTCTTGCACTATATGGAAATGCAACTTAATCTTTTGGATGCTTATCAGCTTCTTGATAGGTGAGCATAGCATTCTCGATTTTATCCAACTTCTCAGCAATATATGTCACGGTCCTCAACACTTCATTGAGGGCTGTTCTTTCTAGTTCGTTCATAGTGTTCCTTTCTAACTAAAGACTTCTAAAAAATCATAAATTAAATTTTTTTCTAACTCTTTCAAGCTCATCATCTTGTATTTTTTTAAACCCGTTGATGCGCTTTTTTCTATCTCTTTTGCTAGCGTAATATGTGGCAAAACCAATAATAAGATTGATTATGACAACAAAGTAAAACCATACTAGTTCGTTCATCTTCCCCTCCTACTCCAGCACCTTACTGCCGACTACCAATCGTTTAACGACAACGTCCATCTCCTTAAATTCGGCATTCTCTGCACAGTAGCGGACACTCTCGCTGATGATGTGACAAATAGAAACGCCGTACTCGTTCGCAAGCTCCGTAGCAATCTCCCAGGCATCTTTGTCAATCCGTGTTACTTTTTGCGCTGCGTTGTTCATAGTGTTCCTCCCTTCTCTTTGTCGCATTTATGCGACTGTTTCGCTAAAAAAAATAGATATAGCTTCATCTTTTGAAAGATTGAGCGACGAAACAATTAAATTGACCTCGTTAATCGAAAAATTTCCATTTTGTTTCATTTTTCGATAAAAGGTACTTTTGTCAATACCAATATCTTTTGCCAAGGCTTCTTGTGTGGTATTGCATTCACTAATCTTACCTTTTAGTTTCGCTATGTTTACCATATGTTCCCCTTTCTATTTGTCGCACTTATGCGACTTGTTGTTTTAAGTATATCTCTTTGTGTTGCAAATGTCAATAAAAAAATCGCATTTTTGATACTTTTTATATTGCATTTTTGCACCTAAAGGTGTAAAATTAGAGTGTAGTATATAAGAAGGGGTTAAGAAAATGAATGTTGGAGAAAGAATCAAACAACGTCGAAAAGATTTGAAAATGTCTGCTGATGAACTTGCTACTAGTGTTGGTGTTTCGCGATCTACTATTTTCAGATATGAAAAAGGAGATATTGAAAAAGTTGGACCAGATGTTTTAAAAAAGATTGCAGTTAAACTCAATGTTTCTCCTGCAAATTTGATGGGATGGGACGATACTCCTATCCACGAACTAAAGATACCTACTTCCCCTCTTGTTCAGAAAATAACTGAAAAAGCTGTAAAGCTTACTGCTCCTAGGAAACAAAAAGTTTTAGATTTTACAGAGAACCAATTGCGCGAGCAGTCTAACAAAGTTATTTCATTAGAGGAAGACTTATTTGAATACAAGG